GCGTGAGGGGTGCCCAAAATTCGGGAGCGGACCCGGGGGGTTAACAAATTTCTAAAAATCCGCGCGCGCGCACGCGAGTCTCCGCGGTTCCGTCGCGCATTCGCGTCCCTCGGTCACCGGCTCAAAATCCCCCGTTCGTTTTTCGCCGTTTTTTCGCCGGTTTCACCGCGTTTTCTCTCCCCAGTACCTTCGCCCGCCGCCTTTTTCGGGGTGCGCCTTGTTGTGGCAGGCCTCGCACAGCGCGCGGCCGTTGCTCACCACGTACTGGAGCTCCGGGTAATCCTCCCGCGGCTTGATGTGGTGCGCGGTGGTCGCCCGCACCGGCAGGCCGTCCGCGCCAACGCGGCCGTATCGCCTGCACTCCTCGCACAGGTATCCGGCCCGGCGCAGCACCTTGTCCCGCCACGCCCTGTGCCTGGCGCCGCTGTAGTGCGCATCATGCGGCATGATCTCTCCTCCCGTCCATTATCACACAAGCCCCGCGTTAGTGATAAATATTACATTTCGCCCCGTCATTTCCGCCTGTTCAGCCTGGCGCGGATGATCTCCTCTTCGGTCATTTTCCCCCGCAGCCGGCTGATCTGGACGTTCAGCGAATTGACGGTGGTCCCCAGCCTTTCAGCCCACTCTTTGATGGTCAGCGCCTGGCCGTCAACCTCAATGCGCCGGGCCATGCGCCTGGGCCGTTTATCCTGCGGCATTGGCGGCGTGGTCAGCGCGGAGCGCAGGTCCATGCCCTGCCCGTAGATCCGCCCGGCCACCGTGCCCGCGCTGATGCCGTACATGGCGCACCATTCCCGCAGGGTGTGATACTCGCCGTCGATCTCAAACTTCCCGCGATACGCCACGCGCCCGTCATCGCGCCGACCGTGCCGCTTTTCGTTGGACACGGGCGTCGTGAGCGCCTCGCCCAAACCCATCCCGTCGCGGCTGACCCGGCTCACGAGCGTCCTGTAGTTAATCCCGTACAGCCCGGCCCACTCCTTGAGCGTGTGCCGTTCGCCGTCCAGCTCCCACCTGGCGCGGCCCTTCCGCCGCGGCTGGCTGGCCCTTTTCACCGGCGGTAGCCCCCTGAGCCGCCGGATCAGCGCGCCGCGCTCCGGGCACGGCTCGACGCAATCCGGCTTGGTGCAGCTGGTGCACAGCGCGATCATCTCCGGCGCGTTTTCGTAGTCGATGCACACGCCGCGTGAAATGCCCTTGATCCTGGCCAAAGCGCCCACCTCCCTGTCACTGTCAGCCCATGGCCTCCCGCATGCGCATGCGCATTTCCGCGCGCCGGCGCAGCTTTTGCCGGATGACCTCCTCCGGGCGCAGCCTGTACTGTTTGTGCCAGATGGCGATCTTGAGCGATTTCACCTGGATGCCCAGCACCTCCGCCCACTCTTCGATGGTCAGCGCGCGCCCGTCCACCTCATAGCGCCTGCCCGGGATCCACCGCTCCATGTTGTGCTCCTCCACGGGCCTGGTCAGCGCGGTCCGCAGATCCAGCCCATCGTCGTGCAGCCTGCCGTAGAGCGTGCCGTACTTCATGCCGTACCGCGCGGCCCATTCCTTCAGCGTCAGCCTTTCGCCGTCCATCTCGTAGCGCACGCCCCAGCCCCGCTTGTCCGTGCCCGCGCGCTTCTCCGGCGCCGCCACCGGCGTCTCCGCCTTCACCGGCAGCCCCTTCAGCTTCCGCAGCACCGCCTGCCGCTCCGGGCATGGCTCCACGCAGTCCTCCCGCGTGCAATTCGTGCACAGCGCGATCATCTCCGGCGTGTTGTTGTAATCCGTCCTCGGTCGTTTCCCAGCCATAATGACACCCCTTGCTCCCTCTGTCCGTCATTCGATTTTTCGCAATCTGGCGTAGATATACGCCCCGCTCACGAAATCGCTGTATTTCACCACCGGCTCCTCCGCGCAGCGATACCCCGGATACAGCCGCTCCAGTATCTCCCGCCCGAACTGGCGCACGTCCTCGGCGATCCGCCGCGCGCGCCTGCGGGAAATCTTCCGGTCGCTCACGCGGATGTCCGGGTTTTTGAGATTCCTGCTGTGCGCCCACCGCCGCTGAATCCTGCCGCCGGTCCGGCTGTAGCCCGCCGCGCCGCGCTGTTTGGTCAGATACTTGGCCAGCGGCTCCATGCCGCCGAAGCGGAAGTCCAGGTGATCCGCCCGCCCGTAGCCGTAGGGCCACAGCGCCTTCAGCGCGTCGCCGTCCAGGCCCGGCGCGTCGATGACGATGTGAAAGTGATACCTCGGCGGCAGCGGGTTCGGGTCCTCGTCCCTCGGCTCCCGCGTGGTCTCGATCACGTACAGGTATTTCAGCAGCCCCGGCTTCTGCCCGGCCTTTTTCATCCAGTAGCGCACACGGTCGAAGTAGTTGCGCACCAGCTTCCGCGCGTCCTCGTCGCACATGGGCACGCCCAGCCGCTCCATGGATGCCTTCACGTCGGCCAGGTTGCTCTGCCCCCGGTCAATGAACCCGTAGTTGAACGTCAGGTCCAGCCGGTAGCTCAGCGGCGTGAAGTTGTTCTCCAGCAGCCACAGCACCCGCCGCTGCGTGTTCCGGCGGTTCACCGCCTCCATGGCCGCGCTGGTCCTTCGACGCTTCAGCTCCCGCCGCGCCTCCCGGTTCAGCCGCGCCAGCGGATACGCCTCCACGTCCAGCAGCGCCCCGGCCCGCACCGTGCGCGTCCGGATCGCGCCCACCCCCGCGTCGGAATATTCCCCCGCCGGCAGGTCATACAGTATCTCGTAACTCTCCCCGCGTCCCTTCATCCCGTCCACCGCATCCCTGATGTATTAATACGCCATACAAGCCCGCGCAAGGGGCTTCCGCCCCCGTGCAAGTTTCAGACAAGTTTCAGCAAGTTTCAGACAAGTTTCAACAACTCACATACAACTCATCCAACACTGATACAACTCATCCAACACTGATACAACTCATCCAACACTGATACAACTCTTCCTACTCTCTCGCCCATCCGGCCCCAAAGCGCAGCGCGCGAGACCGAAGCCCATGGCCCCGCGCGCTCCTCTTCGTGGTCGAACGCGTTAATTGACAGGGACATTCATGTCCTTATCAATTAACAATCCGTCAAAGAATCTTCTTCATTCCGTCACCACCCTCATCGAAGGAATATCTATCCCCACCGCGCCGCCCGGCGCATCATGGACAGTTACTCTATGGATAGATCACTGTCCGGGCAGCGCGGGAAGAATCAACAGCCGTTATTCCAGGTATTCCAGCTTGTCCCTGATGTCCGCCGGAATGTTGTCCGCCCATACAAAGCTGTTTTTCAGGATGTAGGCGTTGTATTCCGCCGCCGTCTTGTTGGCGCGCATTTTCGCCTGCTCCGCCCAGCTTTGTTTTTCCGCGGATTCGCTGCCCGCGTACTGCTCATACATCATCTTGTCGGCGGTGTAGGACGCGATCATCGCCCGGCTGGTGTCCTCGACCTTCTTGACGGTCTCGTATCGCGTCGTTTCATCCACCTTTTTCAGCGTGTAGTCCCAGCGGTTGATGAACGCGCGGTTCCATGGCACTACCAGGCAACCGACGATCACGATCACCACCATCAGCGCAATGACGCCTATCGTCTTTTCCATCACTGCACCTCCGAATAGCTCAGCACCGGGTCGGACACCTCAAACGGGATGTCCGAATACAGATAGGTTCCCGTCCATTCGATGTACTTTCCGTCCGGCGTGAAGAAGAATATCCCCTTGTCGTTTTCGCCGTAGCTGCCGTCGACGTCCGCCATCTCCGTGGTCAGCGTGGTGTACCCGCATGAACTCCCACCATAGTATCGATCCACATTGCTCGGCGTCAGAAAGCTGTTCAGGCTGGACACCTTCCCGTCCACCACAAAGCGGCCCACCAATGTGTTGCCTGTAAACAGCACGATGTAGCCCATCGGCTTCACGACCTGACACACCAGCGCATTCGCCTTTTCCCGCTGCCCGTTCACCCAGTAGGCGCGGCGGATCAGGTTGTAGCGCTCCAGCGAGTATTCAATGTCCGTCGGCGTCTGCTGGCTCGACGCAAGCCGGTCAGCCACCTGTTTTTGCGCTTCCGTGTCGGCTTTCGTTCCTGTCGGCGTGTATGGCGTGCCATCGTCGCATCCCGCCAAAACGACCACGAGCACAACCAGCAGCAAAATGGCAAACAATCTCTTTTTCATCCTCTTATACCTCCCGTATTTCCACATCCCACACGGCCCTCATCTGCCGCTTTTTGATCCTGTACGCCGGGATCTTCCGCGTGGCCTCGCTCTTGGCGTCGATCACGTCCACGCGGCCCTCGGTGTCCACGGTCAGGAAGTCCGCCACGTAGCGCACGCCGCCGGGCAGGTCGAAGGGCGCCTGGCGCACCAGTATGCGCAGCTCCCCGGCGCGGTACCTCGGCAGCAGCGTGCCGAAATAGTAGTCCGCCTCGTGACGGCTGTCGAATTTCAGCCCGTCCACCACCACCTTTCGCGCCCCGTACTTGTTCCGCCTCGGCTTCTCCGCGTCCCCAAAAGGCTCCCTCCTGAGGGAGCTGTCCGGCCCCTGGCCGGACTGAGGGAGTCCGTTCCCCCGCCGCCGCAGGAAGTCCGCGTACTCCTCCTCAGTCATCCGCAGCGCCATCGTCCCCGACCTCCCCGTCCTCCTCCATGGCCTTCCAGCGGATGGTGTCCTCCATGCTCATGCCCAGCACCGCCCGGGCCTCCTCGCGGATCTGTTCGGCGGTTTTCTCGGTCACCGGGCAGATCAGCGCGCTGCAGAACAGGTCGCCGAACACCGCCACAGTGCGCAGTCCGCCCCTGCCACGGGAAAAGTAATTCACCTTGTCCCACTTCACCGGCTTCATCGCCGCCTTCGGGATGTACATCATCCCCCGCTCGTCCTTCAGGGCGATGTACAGCGCGCCCCGCAGGTACCCCATGCCCACCGGCGTCATGGGCGTGTCGTCGTCCTGGGGCATGATCGAAAAGCGGCGATCGATGGCCGGCCTCTCGAGGATGTTGCACTCGTCCGCCTTTTTCGGCGTCAGGTCGAACAGCGCCGGCACGCCGTCCTCGTGCAGCTCCACGCCGTCCACCGGGTAAAAGCATCTGCCGTTGCCGATCCACTGCCCGTCCGGTGCGTTGATGATCGTAAACTCCCCGTTGTCCAGACACAGGCGCTTGATCGCGCTCAGATTCATTCGTTTTCTCTCCCTTCCGGTCCCTCCGGCAGCCGCGCCCAGTGCGTGACGTACCGGTTTTTGATGGCCTCCCTCAGGCCCATCACCATGCACCGCTGGTAAACGTGCCACACCAGCACGCAGCCCAGCGCATCCGCGTCCGCCGGTTCCGGCACGCGCTGCCGCTTGTCAATCCACTGGATCGTCATGGGCTGTCCTCCGTTTCTTCCGGCAGCATTCCCTCGTATCGGTCACACCAGAAATGCGCCGGGCAGTGCTTACACTTTTCCACGTTGACCATCACTTCGTCGGAACAGCGGAATCCGGCGTAGCGCACCATGGCCACGCGGTCATCCATGTCGTTCCAGTTCATCTCCGGCTCGCCTCGGTAAAAGCTGTCCAGCGCTGGTAGGCGATGGGCGCGCATCTCCGTCCATCTACACCAGTCAAACGCACCGTCGCAGTAGTCCAGCGCATGCCGGATGGCTTTCCCGCGCGTCTCGGCGAATATGATGTAGTCAACGCCGGTGTCGCCGTTGGCGTCGCTGACTGTCCAGGCTTTCACGGTTGTTCCTCCCTCCGCTTTTTCCGGCGGAATTCATCCGCCTTCGGACATGTGGCGAAGTGGCTGACATAGCCCACGCCGGTGACCAGCTTGGGCTCGCCCTCCAGATCGGCGGAGACGACCTCGCCGTCCGCCGTGACGATCCTGTGCAGCCCCGTCGGGCTCTGCCAGTATTCCACCGGCTCCGGGTCGCAGGGCATGGCCTTTCGCCATGGCGTCCGAAGCCATATAATCTCCGCCCCGCAGCCCTTGCAACGGCTCATGGTTCCGCCTCCCTCCGCGTCGCGCTTTCTCCGGCCCTTTCCACGTGGATGACGATGTCGTATCCCGCCTCTGTCCCGGCGATGTCGTAGGCGTCCTCCGCAAATTGATAGCCCTCGCGCAGCGGGATGTTGATGCTGTCGGCGCGCATGTCTGATATCTCAATGCAGACGCGCGGCCATCTGTCTGTGACGCTGCACGCACATGCCAACACCGTGATGGCGATCAGCATCGCCGCGATCATCAGCCGCTTCCCCACGGTTCCGCCTCCCTCTGAGCGTCGGTCGGTCGGGATGTCCAGCAGCGCCACATTTTGCCGTAAAATCCGAGATCAGCATTGTTTATCCCGTTATACCCAGCACCATGTCTGAACTGAACTACGCCTATTGGTATATCTGGCAGCTTTGGAATCACATCAATAACAATGGCACTCATTACCGCTTCTGTTGGATATGCCTCAAGATAGACAACGTCGTCGAATTTCAGCGCAAGCACTTCCTCCAGCGTCATCACCCTCGGCTCCTGCTCCATCAGCAGCATGTACGCGTCATTGGCCAGCAGCGCGACGCAGCTGCCCTCGCCGCAGTACGGGCAGTCCAGTTTCCGACAGTCCTCGGCCCAGTCGGGATCCATCCGGCAGGCCGCCAGCCCCTTAAGCACCTTTTCCCGTTCCATCGTCCGCGCCTCCCCAGTCTGTCCTGATAAAGCTGTCCAGCGCCGTCAGCGCGCGGCGCGCGGCGTCCACGATGTCCCTCTGTCCCCTGTCGCAGCCGTAGGGCCACGACATGCCCGGGGCCGGGTTGAACGCGCAGGTCTGGCACGGGTGCTGTCTGGTGGTAAAGCAGCCCAGGCCGTCGATGATCCTCCGCAGCGCGCCGCGCCCCGGATCCGCGCCGGGCATCTCCCGCAGCACGTCCACCACATCCGTGGAGCAGATCATCTCCGGCAGGCCCGGTTTGGTCTGTAACCCCACAATCCCGTCCACAGCCGCCTCCCGGTCGATCAGATCGCCGTCCCGCCGCTCTTTCAGTACCTCACGCACCTCCGCATTCAGGGCCTCGAAGCAGTCTTCGCGGACATTATAGGGGCAGTCGTCGCAATGGCCCTCGGTGCAGCACTCCATGCCCCGGATCACCGTCTCATCCCTTGTCATCGTCCCCGCCTCCCTCCGTCGCGATGTCGCACGCCCCGCCGCAGTCCTCCTCCAGTATGACCGCGCTCAGCGCCTCCCGGTCATCCTCCAGCAGCTCCACGGCCTGCAGCGCGTCGTCCGCCAGCCGCCGCAGGTCGCAGCCCCACAAAAACGGGTGCACCAGCTGCCCGTACATGCACTTCTCGCAGTCCGGCCGTTCATACGGCTGCAATTCCCTCGACCGGCACCGCAGCGCGGTCTTCAGTGTCTCAATCTTCACGGTTCCGCTCCTTCCCGGCCCTCAGCCCCAGCGCCAGCATCACCAGCAGCGCCAGCCCCGCCAGTATGCACACATCCCCGGCCACCCGCGTCACCGCGCTGGCGAACCGCAGCATCATCCCGTAGCGCGTCATGCCAGGCCTCCGAACTTCTCCGCCATCATGGCGGCGGCCTTCTGCAGGGCGGCGGCGTACTTCACGGCCTCGTCCGGCGCTTCCGCCTTCACGGCCTCCAGCAGTTCGGCCAGGCCCCTGAATTCGTCGGTCAGGCGCCTGTAGGCGTCCCGCAGGCGGATCACCGCCTCGCCGCTCTGTGCGGCCTGGGCCGCGGCCCGGGCGCGCAGGCGCTCCAGCTCCCGCTGCACGTCCTCCGGGATCACCTCCACGCGCTCCGGCTCCGGCCGCGCGTCCTCCAGCGCCTGGATGCGCTCTTTCAGCTCCCGGTTTTCCCGCGTCACGTCGTTGGCGCGGCGGACGGCCTCCCCGGCGCGCTCCGCCTCCGCCTCGCGGCCCGTCTTCACGGCGGCCAGCTCCAGACGCAGGGCCTCGGCGGTGTCCGCGGCGGCCGCGGCCTCGCCCCGGGCGCGCTCCGCGGCCTCGTGCTCCTGGTCGATGGCCCTGGCGGCGGTGTCCTGATAATCGGTGTATTCCCGCGCCTTCGCCTCCGCCTGCGCCAGCAGGTCGTCAATGCGCGTCTGCCGGCGCTCGTTCTCCGCGCGCAGTCTGGCGATCTCATCCTGCAGCGCGCGGCTGCTCAGGCCCTCGGCGGCGGCCTTTTCGGCCACGGCCTCCCGCTGCTCCTCCGGCAGGGACAGCAGCGCCACGGCCTTGGTGTAGTCCATCTCCGCAATCGCCTGCGGAATCGTCTTTTTGCCATAGGCCTCGTACAGGCGCATCAGATCCTGCGCCTTGCGGTCGCTGTAGTCCACGTTCGCCTTCAGCCACTGGATCCACCGGCCCCTCGGCACCAGGTTCTTCGCCTCGATCAGCCGCGCGCCGATGGCCAGCGCCGCGGAGATCACCACGCCCCGGGTCTGCTCCCTGATGGCGTTGATCTCCGCCGCCAGCGTGTCCGCGCGCTCAATGGCGGCGGGATCCACCATGCCCTCGCCGGCGGCGTCCATCACATCCGCCAGCAGGTGTCCCTCCTCGTCATAGCCCCAGTTGTCATCCTGCGGCGCGCTCGCGCCCAGCAGATCGTCCATGTCCAGCGCCATCTGTCCGTTCAGCTCGCTCATGCGGTCCTCCTCCGTCCTTTCGTGTCGTGCGCCTTCCGCCACAGCGCCCAGAAGTTGCGCAGCTGGCGGCGCGTGCCCTCGTCAATGCCGTCCCTGTCGTTGTGAAAGCCCCGGTCCTGCACCAGCATGCCGCTCTGCGCGGAGAATTCCACCGCGCGCCAGGGCTCGTCCGGCTCCTCCGCCCGGCGCAGGCAGCAGATCACCGTGTCCCCCGCCAGGTAGCGCTTCGCGTAGCCGCCGATGCAGATGCCCAGCGCCTTGCCCTCGTCCACCACCTCGCGGGCGCTCTCGTAGGGGCGCAGCACCAGGCCGCAGGCGCTGTATCCGTAGGCCGCGCGCAGCTTCTCCAGCCGCGCCGCGAAGTCCAGCGCCCGGAACGCCTGCCGCTGGCGCTCCTCCTCCTCCCGGATGGCCTCGATCCGCGCATACATGCGGTCGTGCATCAGCATCATGTCCTTCGGCAGCAGCAGCCGCGGGTCGGTCATGTCCTCGCCCAGCCGCCGCAGCGCGCCGTAGTAGTCGTGCCACTCGCTCACATGGCGGATGTCCTTCAGGATGCGCCGGTACACCTTCTTCCGCAGCTTTTCGCCCACCCCGGCGCGGATCAGCTGGTCGCCGACGGTATAGCTGTACTCCGCCGCCGCCGGCGAAGGCGCGCGCGGGCTGGGCGCGATGCGGTTTAATTCGTAGGTGCATGGGAAGCCCATCGGCCTGATCTCCGCGATCTCCCGCAGCTTCATGTCGCCCAGGCCCATCCGCCGCAATATGTGCGCGCGCTCCAGCAGCTCCACGCTCAGCTGGATGCCGTCGCGCCGGGCCTCGAACCACTGGCCCTCGGTCAGGCCCAGCATTTCCCGGGGCGATTTCGCCCTCGGCCGCGCGATCACGCCTTTGGGCATGCGCTCCATCCGCAGCAGCTCCCCGGCCAGCTTCGCCTGGCCGCACTTCGCCAGGTATTCCAGCTGCGGCCGGCGCGCGCAGTTGGCGATGGCGGTCAGCTCCAGTTCGTCCAGCCGGCCCACCTGGAATTGCAGCGCCGCGAACACCGCGCCGATCCGCGTGCCCGCCAGCGCCCGGTCGAACTGCTCCCGGCTCTGCACCATGTCGCAGCTGTGGCCCATATAGCCGTATTTGGTGTGCTCCGGGCGCACCGTGTCCACGCGGCTCCAGCGGCCGCCGACCCAGCCGCTGTCCTTGTACACCGTCACCGCGCGCCCGGGGCGGAACACGTAGATGGCGCTGGGCGCGGCGTTGAGCACCGCGTTTTCCGGCTGCGCGCCGCTGGAATTGCGCCACACGTGGGCCGCCGTCAGCACGACGGTCTCCCCGTCGATGGCGCTGCGCCGCCATTCGTACAGCACGAACTGGTCGTAGATGTTCATGTGCCCCCGCGCCTCGTGGCGGAACAGCACGCCCTTGCCGCAGGCCGGGCAGGTGATCCAGGTGTTGTGCTTCTCATGCTGCCGGGGCAGCGCCGCGCCGCAGGCGGTGCAGTAGGCCCGGCCGTCCGGGTACTGCCAGATGTAGTCCTGCGCGCAGTCGTGGATCATCTGCCGGCCCTCATCGCTGATCAGGTTCTCCATGCCGCCGATGTGCTCCAGCGCCTGGTCAAAGGTCAGCCGCTTCCCCGTCACCGCGTCGGAGGGCGGAAGCATCGGTATTCCGCACATCTCACAGCCCTCCCAGCAGCGCGTCCAGGTCGAATTCGTCCCGCGCGCTCTGCTCCGCTTTTGCCGCCTTTCGCGCCGGTTTCGGGTGCGCGTCCATCGCCCGCGCCTCGGCGTCCAGCTCACGGGCCGCGTCCGCCGCCGCCCCGGCCATCGCCGCGCCGGCCTCCTGCGGCTCAAAGGGTCCCGCGCCGTAGTATTCCGCCAGCACCCGCGCCGCCGTGGTCGGTCCCACGTAAACGCAGCTTGCCCCGGCCCGGTGATCCCGGGCGTAGGTCTCCAGCGCCTTGTAGGCGCCCTCCAGCGTGCGGTCCCCGGTCAGCAGCGCCGCCGCCCATGTCTCCGGCGACGCCTGCAGCATGGCTGTGAGCACCTCGCCCACCGCGCGCACGCTGTCCTTTTTCGTCGCCGCCATCTCGTCCCGCACCCGGTCCATGGCCCGGGCCGCGGTCTCCTCAATACCCGCAGCCGCCTGCGGATTCAACGTCATCGTGTCTGCCATCGTTGTAACTCCCTTTCCGTCGTTCCTCGTTCTTCAGTTCATGCTTCAGTATCTCAAGCCGGCCGCGCATGTGGCGGGTGAAGCGGGAATTGCCGGCGCCGGATTCCTCGCGGATCAGGCGCTCGGCCTGTTGGATTTCCCGCCGCAGCTGGTCGGCTCGGGGTGTTTCACGCGTCACGCTTCCCACGGCAGATCCCCCGCGGCGGCGGTGATGCGGTCCACGGCCTCAAAGGGCAGGCTGTCAAAGCCGGACGCGCCCAGAAAGCCCAGCGCAAAATAAAACGCGTCGCGCCAGCTGCGCAGCTCCCGGCGCTCGATGCCCCCGGCCAGCGCCGCCTCCAGCCGCTTCATCTCGCGCAGTTTTGCACGCTTGGTCATGATGTCCGCCTCCTTACAGCCCCCGCCAGTACCGCACCCACGCCACCAGCTTGTAGATGCCCAGGGCCCAGATGTACAGTCCTGCGGCGGTGGCCAGCGCCATGTAGACCATATCCGCCAGGGGCGTCAGGCGCACGGGCTTCACGCCCTCGCCGCGGCCCAGCTTCCAGATGCCCAGCCGTTCGCCCGCCAGCCAGAACAGCGCCCAGCCCGCCAGCAGCGGCCTGCCCAGCGCCGTCAGCGCGTCCAGCAGCAGCCACTTGAGCCGCTGTCCCTCGGGGCGCTTCTTCGCCGCCAGCCGGTCGGCCAGCAGCCGGTTTCGCATTCTCGTCACCTGCTCCATCCTCTCCGTGTTCGCGCGGATGTCCGCGCACAGCTTTTCCCAGTCCTCAAACGCCCGCCCGGCGTTCTGGCGCGCGATCTCCGCCTTCACCAGCGCCATCTGAGCGTCCGCGTCGTCCCTGCCGTGAATGATCGCCGCCGTCATGATCCTCGTCGTCATCATCAAAACCTCCCGTGTACTCCCTGAGTGCTCCGCCTTCCGGCGGCTATTCCTGCTGTGTCCCGGCTCCCGCAAGCCCTTCCAGATTCGCCTCCAGCATGTCGATCAGGCGGCTGGTGTCCGCGATGTCCCGGTCGTACTGGTAGATGATCTGCCGGCGCAGGCCTTCCTTTTCCGGCGGGATGTCCATCTCGCCGAACCGCCGCCGGCGCTCGCACATGCGGCGAAGGCGCGCGTCCGCCTCCATCAGGTCGATGCGCAGCTGCGCCTCGGTGTCGCTGGTGATCGCCGGGCCTGGCTGCGGCGCCGGCTCCGGGGCCTCCGGGGCCAGCCGCGCCGCCCAGCGCTCCATCTTGCCGATCGCCAGGTCCGGATCCACGAATATGCCCAGCGTGCGCGCGGCGTTGTACACGTCGCAGTATTCCTCCGCCGTCATCATCCGCGCGGCCTCCGCGCTCACCGGCGTGGGGTTTTCGCCCCGCAGCGCCCGCGCGCACTTCAGCGCCGCGTGGGCCAGCTCGCTGGCCTCCTCGGCCAGGCTCTCATATACGGCGGGAATGCTGACTCTCGCCAGTATCGCCGCCTCCAGGTCCAAACGCTTCATGGTTCATTCGCTCCTTCGTGTGTCATGCCGTCTCCACGGGGCGGCTCACTTCGCCGGGGTCGGCGACGGGCGCGTTGCCGTAGGTCGCCCAGTGCAGAAAGCCCAGGCGCGGGATCCGCACCCGCGTGCCCATCATGCACACCGGGAAACCCAGCTTCCCCGCGTCCTGCCGCGCCTGCTGGTTGATGGCGTCCGGTCGGCAGCCCAGCACCGGGGCCACCTCCGCCGGCGTCAAAAAGTCCTTGTCACTCGTTCGCATATCCGTCAGCGTCATGGGGTTCATCTCCTTTATGTGATCGTCGCGGGATGTTCTTCCTGAATTCCTCTCACTGTACCGCTGGAACTTCACGTTTCGTGAAGTCATCCTCAAAAAAAAGCCACTCCACGTTCACGCCATAGAATTTCGCCAGCTTCAGCTTGACGTCATCCCTCGGGATGCGCTCTCCCAGCTCGTACATGTTCAGCGCAGAGTGTCCGATGCCCGTAGCATCGGAGATTTCAGCCATGGTGCGAGGGCCTCGCAGGGTGCGCAGCTTCTCGCCGATTACCTTTCTATCCATTATGTACCTCCTTTGTACACGTTTCGTGTTGTTTTGTGGGTATATAATAGCACGCATCGTGTGATATGTCAACACGTTTCGTGCATTTCAATTCCATGAATAGAATATTACAATTCGTGCGATTTCCTTATTGCAAATTCTCACGTTTAGTGTTATTATGGTTATGAAAGGATGATTCTCGTGATTAAAAACGATCTCGCCGTGCGCATTAAGACCATGAGGCTTTCCCGCGGCCTGACACAGGCGGCGCTTGCCGAGTATCTAAAATGCGCGCCTTCAACAATCTCCATGTATGAGCGCGGTGAACGTGAGCCGGACTTCGACAGTCTCGAAGCGCTTGCGGACGTGTTTAACGTGCCACTCTCCGCACTGCTGATGGGTGAAGACGAAGCGCCCCAGCGCCCCCTCCTCGCCAACCTCAAGCCCATCACCAGCATGCACCGCCAGAAGGTGCCGCTGATCGGGCGGGTGGCTGCCGGTCAGCCCATCATGGCGGAGGAGGACTATGAGACCTTTGTGGACGCGCCCATCAAGTGCGACTGTGCGCTGGAGGTGGACGGCGACAGCATGGAGCCGCTCTATAAAAAGGGCGACATCCTGTACATTCAGCAGCGCCCGGACGTGTCCGACGGTCAGATCGCCGTGGTGCTGCTGGACGATTCCGCCACCCTCAAGCATGTCTATCACGATAAAAACGGCCTCACTCTGATCTCCGAGAACCCCGCCTACGCGCCCATTATCGCCCACGACGACGAATACAGCTACATCGCCATCTACGGCGTGCCCGTGGGCTACACCCGCATGTACAAGCACGATATTCTGAACAAGATCAAAAAGGGAATGAGATAAAGGAGGAAGCATTATGCCGCGCCAGAAGAAAGAGATCACCGAAAAGAAGCCGAAGAAGCCCCTGTTGAAGCGCTGGTGGTTCTGGGTTGCCGTCATCATCATCGTGTTTGCCGCTACCCAGTCCAACGATGACGCCAAAGACAAGCCCGCCACGGACACCGCGTCCACCGCAGCCGTCGAAACCGCCTCCGATGCGACAGCCACTGAGACCGCAGCCACAGAGGCCCCAACGGCTGAACCGACGGACGAACCCACCGAAGAGCCTACTGAAGAACCAACGGAAGAGCCTACCGAAGAGCCAACGGAAGAGCCCTTCGCCACTTTGAAGTCCGGCGATTCCGGCGAACAGGTCGCCGACATTCAGAACAGGCTCATAAGCCTCGGTTATCTCAGCGGCGAAGCAAGCGGGACCTATGACGACGCATGCGTGCAGGCCGTGAAGGACTTCCAGTCCTGGAACGCGCTCGACATTACCGGGGAGATGGACGACGCTTCCTATGTGTGCTTGTGCGGTGCGAGAGTTTTGTCAGTGCCCAAAACCTTCGGCATCACCACAGAAAACTTTTTGAAGGCGCTTTCCGACAACCGCGTCGCGCTGGGCGCAACCTCGACGCCCACAAAGCTGTCGGATGAAGAAAAAGCCATCAAGGCCGTCAACATAAATTTGAATCAGTATTCCTCTGTGGTGGTGCTACAGTTCCGGGGCGAAGTCGAATCTTTTATCCTGATCGGCTCCGGTGACGGCACAGCGGAAAGCGGCTTTGACATTCTTACGGCCATGTGCGGCGCGTTGACTGCCTCCAACAGCGGCATTGAGCTTTCCCAGGCAATGGAAGTATTCAATCACTTGCGTGAAGTCGAAAGCGCGACTTACGATGGCGTCAAGTATACTTTCAGTATAAGTGAGTTAACCGGCTCCATGCTGACCGCTGGCCTTGCCGAATAATCATGATTAATCAATAATAATCAATATCATTGCAATCCACATGAATCAAGGAGGCCCGCCCCATGTCCGAAACATCACGCCCCCGCACCCAGCGGAACAAGACCCGCGCCAACGGCACCGGCACGGCCTTCAAGCGCGGCCGCACCTGGTACGCGCAGGTCACCATCGGCAAGGAGAGCGTGATCCGCGATGGGAAGATCCGCATCCAGTACCAGCGCGCCACAAAGGGCGGCTTTGCCAAAAAGACGGACGCGCTCGCCTACTGCCCGCAGCTGCTGGAGGAGGCGCTGCGCAGGGGCGGACGCGCAAAGGCCGCCATGACCATGCGGCAGATCTACGAGGCCTGGCTGCCCGGGCATGAGGCGCGGGTATCCAAGTCTACCATGGACTGCTACCGCGCCGCGTGGAAGTATTTCGCGCCGCTGTGGGAGGTGCCGTTCCGGGAGATCGACCTGGACGACCTGCAGGAGTGCCTGGACGACTGCGACAAGGGCAAGCGCACCAAGGAAAACATGAAGGCGCTGGCCGGGCTGCTGTGCAAATACGCCCTGCCGCGCCATCAGACGGATATGAACTATGCCGAATTCCTGCACACCGGCAGCGGTGAAAAGGGCACTCACCCCGCCTTTACCCCGGAACAGGTAGAGCTGATCCGCAGGCAGATTGGCGTGACGCCCCACGCGGAGGACGTTTACTGCCTCATTTACACCGGGTTCCGGCCCACGGAGCTGTTCTCGCTCACCAAAGGCCACTACGCGGACGGCGTGCTGTACAACGGCATCAAGACCGCCGCAGGCAAAAACCGCGCCGTGCCGGTGTCCGGGAAAATCAAGAGCATCATCGACGCCCGCCTGGCCGCCGATGGCACGCAGTACCTGTTCCCGAAGGACGACGGCAGCCCCATGTCGGGCGCCTATTTCCGCGAAACGTACTTCTATCCCGTGCTCGCTGCCGCCGGCATACAGCCTATTCCCACCCCGGACCATCCCGCCTATTATGTGCCCTACTCCACCCGCCATACCTTCTCCAATATGCTGAAAAACGCCCCCGGCTCCGATAAGGACAAGGCCGGACTGATGGGCCACGAGGACTACCGCACGACCAAAAAGCACTACCAGTCCGCCGAACTGGACGCCCTCCGCGCCATCATCCGCGCCCTGTAACCTCAAATTCTACTGCTAACTTACTGCTAACAAATCACTCCAAAATCGCTGAAAAACCGCAATTCTTCGATGAATGGGGTTCAAGAGGCCGGAAGTTCGAATCTTCTCACCCAGACCAGAAAGTCCTGAAAACAACGTGTTTTCAGGACTTTTCATTGTTTCAGTTTTTTACCTTGCTTTGCAAAATCTCCGCAAAATACCGAAAATCCCGTTCTACTGCTAACACTACTGCTAACAATTTTCAGGCGCTTTTATGGGCTTGACTTTCCCGTATTCTCAGTGGATTTCGGCATTTTATTTCAATTGCTTGTTTGCTTTTTTACGGCAAAAAGCCCTGCCATTCAGGCAGGGCTTAGAGTTAATCTTTTTCGTCGGGAGGCTTGGCGTCGCCCTTGCTGCGCATGATCTCCAGGGCCTGGAGGAGGATTTTCGGGATGGGGATGCCCATGGCGGCGGCGTTTTCCAGGATGGACATGCCCTCGGAGGCCACGAACCACAGGGCGCAGGCGCCGGTGACGGCGGCCATCTCGATGCCGGCGGAGGTGGCGATGGCGTTATCGATGAGCGCGGCCAGGCCCACCACGCACAGGATCAGCACCTTCTTCAGCAGGCCTTTGAACGCCGTGGTGGAGGAAAGGCCGCCGGTGTCGGTCTTGGGCGAGACGCCCATCAGGCCGCACAGGATGCCGGTCACGTAGTCCAGGCTCATCACCGCGATCAGGATCCAGATGATCGGCGGCATTCCGCAGATGAATGACAGGATCGCGCCCCCGATGGCGCTGAGGATTTCAATCAGTTTTTTCATGCTCCCACTTCTCCTTCAGCTTTTGTCCACAACACGGGCATTCCGCGATGTACAGAGTCGGCGAGCCTTGCAGACGTGGCTCTGTGTCCAGAACCACTTCGCACTTTGCCGCCAGAAACGCACATCCGCATTGGTTGCAATCATAGCGTATCACAACGCCGGGTTTGATTATCTTCACGCCTCCACCAGCCTTCCGTACTTGTCGCTCACCCAGCCGGGGGCGTCCTTGTAGGTTACCTTCAGCCAGCCGGAGTCCTCGTCGATGACGCCGGCGAAGGGCAGCTTCGCGCCCTCGTGGGCCACGCCGCGAATCTCGCCCACGGGCTTGCCGTCCAGCTTGCCGGGGCGGTCGCGGACGTAGCAGCTGCCGCCGGTGATCTCCACGTAGCGGGCCGCCTCGGCGCTGTCCAGTGCGGCCAGGGCCTGCTCCAGCGCGGCGCGGGTCTTCGGGCCGACGATGCCGTCCGGCTCCAGATCGTGCTGCGTCTGGAAGCGCTTCACGGCGATCTCCGTGGCGTCGCCGAAATCGCCGTCCGCGCCCCAGCGGCCGCAGTCGTAGCCCAGGCGGATCAGGTTGGTCTGCAGCTCTTTCACGTCGTCGCCCTCGCTGCCGTTGCGCAGGGTGCAGGGCTCGTCCGGGGTGAGGATTTCGAGGTCGTCCTCATAATCGAAATACTTGGTCATCCAGCCCCAGAAGTCGGGCTTGCGCTCGTACAGGCGCGTGCGGACGACGCCGTACAGCACGCCGCGGGCCTCGATGAGGTACCAGTCTCCGGAGGGCTTGTCCGGATCCACGGGCGCGTCAAGGTATGCGACGTGGTGGATGTCGGAGGCGCGGTCGCCCCAGAATACCGCCGCACCGGGCACGCGGTACAGCGGCGGGATCATGCCCGCGCCCTTGGGGCCGCACCACTGCTGATAGTTGTAACGGGCCTTGCTGTCGATGCACTCGCCGGTGTGCAGCTCATAGATGCCCTCGGCCATGCCGTTGCAGTCCCACACGCGTGTGCAGTGCGCCCGCCAGTACAGCGCCTTCGCGTGCTGCTTCGCCGTGTACGGGGCTTTGGTGTACTGTTCATAATACCAGCCGTCCGGCTGCCAGCTCGATTTGCACTTGGTGACGCTCAGATCCAGATAGCCCGTGCGCGGGTTCTGGCCCCGCGCGCCCATGATGTAGCCGTCTTTGCGTTCCAGCGCCGCGCGCAGCTCGGCCACCAGTATGGCGGTTGTGATTCGGTTTGCCATGCGTATCTCTCCTTTCGGGGTGAAAGGGGCGGCTGGGCCGCCCCACTGGCAGAGTATGAAGTCAGTGATTTAAAGTGTCCATTAACCAAACGTGATTTTCCTGCACAGCTCCCGGGCGAGGAGGTCGTGCGTATCCGCGTTGGGATGTACTCCATCATACAGACATTCCAGAAGGTTGTAGCGGTTGACGCAGGAGTAGTGCGCCATGTCGATGTACTGGATGCCGTAATAATCGCACACAGTAATCATCGTCTGCACGAATTCCTCCAGCGTGCCGCGATTGGTAAATCCGGTATATCCGAGCGCCCAGTTTGTTGCTGCGGAGCCGTAGTTTTTGTCATAACCCGCGCTGTTCAACGGCAGAATCACGATGATTTTGCAGTGGGGATTGCTGGCTATGATTGCATCAAGCGTCCTGCGCATCCCGGCGACAACTGTTGTGGGCGCTGCTTCCGGATCGTATGGATCATCAATGCTCCCGATCGGCATTCTGGCATTGTTTGACTTCCAGTCGTTGATGCCGTAGGCCAGGGTGACGAGGTTGAACGGGGTAAAATCTGTACCGCCGGCTACGATATACGCAGATGTGGTATCGGTGCCGCCTTCCTGATCGTTTGTCGGTTTATTCCAGCCAGTGCCGCCGATGCCCAGATTGGTCAGATTCCAGTTGTTTTTGTTCGCGACTCTGTACGCCCACGCGTTGGCTTTTTGAACTTCAAATCTGCCTGTCTCTACGCCATCCACTTCGACCAGGTAACTCACGTAGCCCTCGGTGATCGAATCGCCCATGGCGCACCAGTTGACGCCGTTCACGCCCATAATATTTTCCGTCGCCGCATAGCGCATGTTGTATCCGTTTATCTTGAGCATGGACGGCGTACAGTCTGAGCCGTTGTACGCCACCAAGACATACAGGAAATGCGCGTCGGATGGCACGGTGAGCGGGTCAACAGTGTATTTATTGACCCCAATTCTTGAGGTGTACCCTGCCGCTTCTGAAAATACAGCTGATTCGTTCAGTGCAGGCGTGTTATACTCCTTAAGCAGCGCAACATACGTGCTGGTTGTATAATTCCAGACCGCCCGAATGCTGTCCCCGGGATTGACAGGAATGACGATGTGCTTATAATTATTGTTCAGGTTGCGCCAATACCCATCATCACCGATCATTCCGACCGCCTGGGGGTACATGGATATGTCTTTCAGGCCGGATTCGCTCCAGGAGATTTTATCATCCCGCATCTGGGCGACACTGGCCTCCAGATCCGCGATGGTGTCGCCCAGCTGCCTGGCGATGTTGTAGCCGTCGTTGATCTGCAGAGACTGAGGGGACGAATCCTTGGAGTTGTTGTAGACCACGTAATACAGATAATTGGCGCTGTCTGGCGCGGTGTACGTGAGTTCGCTGTTTGCCCTGACCGTGATGCGTGCGCCGAATACGGTGCCGCTTTCACCAGCGAAATCAGCACCGACGCCAGCGACGGGCAGCGTATATGACTCCAAAAAGGCGATATAGGCGGGTACCGCCGCGTTGCCTTTGACCGATACCACATCCCCGCCGGACACCGGGATCACGACGTGCCTGTAACCGTCGTTGATGCTCCCCCATGCGCCGGAGCCGTCAATCATCCCGTTTTCCGCGGCGTATGACCCTATGCTCCGGACGCCAAGGTCGTCCCAGGAGCTTTTCTCTTCAATCTTCGCTTCGATGCGCCCCATGTTTGCGGACAGGGAGGCGGCGTAGTCTATGTTGTTGATGATAAAGGACGCCGGCGTCCTGTCGACGCCGCCGAAATATATGTTTACAGCGATACAGATCGCGTCCGGCGGGGCCTCATATTTGGCTGTGCTGTTCGCGGGGATCAACATGCGCGTCTTGAAGCCTTCACACACGGAGTAATTTACTTTATTGTCGGCGGTTGGCGGAACCGTATATTCCCGCAAAAAGCCGATATTGAGAGGCATGTCTGACTGCGTTTTTATCTCGACGATATCCCCGGGGCTGACCGGCACGGTGATATGCCTGTAATTGTCGTTGTAGACGTTCGTCCAGACGTCGGATTCGCCCAGCCCGCCCTTTTTCTGCGGGTAGCGCCTGATGCCGGTGTACGCGATGTCGGTCGTCAGCGCGGTCAGCTCCGTGCCCACGGTCACCTGCGTCGCGTCGGTGCCGATCCACGCGCCGGCGGGGTGGTCGGCGTCAAAGCGGTACAGGCCGCCATCCTTGAGGACGTAGGCGCCCGCGGTGTAATCCGCAGCGGCGTCAAACGCTCCGGCGATGTAGCCGATGGCGCTGTTGGCGTTCAGCGCGGCCTCGTTCGCCGCGACGGTGGCGGCGTCCGCGTCCGTCACGGCCTGGGAGAGGTCCGCCGCCAGGGCGTCCAGCGCCACAAGGGGCTGCCAGTGGGTCGCGTCCGTGGGCAGGTTGCCCGTGCCGTCCGCGATGGCGACATACGCGCCGTTGAGATACGTCACCGCGTCCAGCTTGCGGTAGCTCGCCGCCGCGTCATATGCGCCGCAGAACACCATGCCCACGCGGCCAAGATTCGTCCGTGCCATTTATTCCACCTCCAGATAGAGATCGCCGTCGTCCAGTGCAAAGCCAACGTCGGCGAAATTTTCGGGTTCGATCATGTACAGGTCCATGGTTGCGGATTCCACCTCAAAGGTGGCATACGCCAGGCTGTTGTAGGGGATGCCCAGGGAGATCTGCGTGTGGTCGTCGGTCTGGGTGACCTCGGCGGTGGGCGCCGCGCTGATGGGCAGCATGGTCACGTCCACGCCCACGTCGTCCAGCTGGTCGGAGATGGCCTCGGCCCGCTCCGCCGCGCTGGTCGCCGCCTCGGTGGCGGCGTTGGCGGCCTCGGTGGCCGCGCGGGTCTCGTCCGTGGCGGCCTCGGCGTCCGCGGCGGCGATCTGCATGTGCTCGTACTCCGCCTGCAGCGCCGGCAGGGTGATCACGTCCCCGCCGTCGATGAGCGACTGCGTGGTGGTGCGCGTGACGCTGGTCACCGCCGCGAACACGGTCACGGTCTCGCCGGCGCTGGTCACGTCAATGGCCAGCTCCGCGCGGCCATAGGCCTCGTAGCACGTGCCGCTGAGCCTGACCACCGCCTTGCCGTCCTGGATGAGCCCCGCCACGGCCACGGTCACGTGGTCCGCGCGCTTGAACAGGCACAGCACTGAGCCGGTCAGTTCCACCGGCCTGCCCCGGCGCATGGCGGAGATGACGAACACGTGCGCCATCTGCTCGCCCTGGTAGGCCAGACCCTGCAGCTGCTTCTGCGGCAGCGCCTCGGCCAGATCGGTGGTGAACTCCAGCACGCGGGCCAGATCGCCCTCCGGCTGCGCGTCCGGGTCCTCCCACGTGAGGGAGAGACTGTCCGCGCGCACGGTGCCGGAGAAATCCGTGATGGTCAGCGCCAGGCGGGTGTAGCGCTTTGTTTCGTCCGTGAGGTCGATGTCCTGCCGGATGGCGTTGCCGTCCGCGTGGAGTTCGCGGAACAGCTCCACCTCGTCCTCGATGTCCTCGCCCGTCTGCGCGTCCGTGTAGGCCAGCATATACGTCACGGTGACGGACGTGCCGCCGGTCAGGCCGCCGTTGATGACGGCGTCAAAGTGATACACGCCGCGCGCCGGGGCCGGGATGTCCGCAAGCGCCTGCGGAACCGGCCCGACGATGAACGGCGTGGTCAGGGGGATCAGGTTGTCCATGATGCCACCTCCCTTTTATTCATGCTCATCAGTCCACCTCCAGATAGAGATCGCCGCCGTCCAGCGCAAAGTTGATGCTGGCGGAATCCGCGGGCGCATCCATGCCCAGGTCCATTTCGCCGGGGTCGACGTCAAACGTGGGGTAGTTCATCAGCCACACCAGCGTGGCGCCGTCGGTCCAGCCGCCGGGCGAGGCGGAGACGAACTGCGTGTAACCCTCGTAGGTCTCCACGAAATCGGCCGCCCGGGACACGATAGTCTGTGTGGCCGCCGCGTCGGAGAAGGCCGCCGTGAGCGCTTCCACGGTGTAATCGCCTGTGATGTTGATGTACAGGTTCCCGGCCCCCGCACCGCACCAGTCCACCGGGAAGACCGCGCCGTCCGCCAGTTCAACCGTCCGCATGGTCATCCTCCTCCAGCGCGGCCCGAAGCACGCACAGGTGCTCGATGCTCTCCAGCATGGCCTGCAGGTTCTTCGTGCCCTTGATCTCGATGCTGTCCAGCTTGACCAGGATCAGGTCGATCAGCTTGATTTTGTTGTCATCCATGGGGGCCTCCTTTAAAGGGTGTAGCCGAATACCTGGCGGGTTGTGCCGTAGTTGTCCGTCACAGCAAAGACGCGCACCGTCTGGCCATAGATGCTCACATTGGTGCTGTGAGAGTTGCCCAGCGATGCGCTGGACGCACTGAGTTTACTGGCGGTGATGCTGCCGTTCAGGATGTTGGTGATGCGCGCGTTGGTAACGCTCAGCTGCGAGGCGGTGACGTAGCCTTCCAGGTTGATCTTGTCCGCCTTGATGATGACGCTGCTGCCGCTGCTGTTGATGGCCGCCACGATGCTGGCCGCCTTGACGTGGTTTTCGCCCTCGGAATCCGTGCTCACCACCATGCTGATCTTATTGCTCTGCACCTTCAATTCGCTGTACTGGCTCACAAAGCCCTGCGACAGGCTGTAGATTTTCGCGCCGGTGGTGGCGTCGATCACGATGCCGGTCTCGGCCAGCGTCTCCACTCCGGCCTTCTTTACCACCTGCGCCCAGTACTCCATTTCCGCGGCGCTGGCCCCGCCCCGGGCCGCGCCCCGGGCGGAGCGGCCGGCGTTGCGGGCCTGCTTGGCGATGCTGGCGATGTTCTCGCTCACCTTCGCCAGCCGCGTGGACAGCTGCACGGTGAGGGATGTGTCCCGGGTGATGAGGTCCGGGTAGGCCACGGACTCCACGCGCTCGGTGAGCACCTCCCGGATGGAGGGCAGCGCCACGCGGCACAGCGTGGCGATGTCGTGCTCGTCCCAGTCGTCGCCGGAGATCGCGCCAAGCTCCTGCCCGTCGATGGTGATCTGCACGGCGGGCTGGGCGCGGCGCGCCAGGTATTCCGCCGCCCAGGCGTCCGGGTCGGGCACGTCGCCGGTGTCGATGTCGGCGGTCTTTTCGATGATGCCGTAGACCGCCTGCGCGGCCGCGTTGTCGTAGGTTTTGATCTCCACCGTGTTCTTGGTCACCTTGTCCGTGGTGCTCTGCGTGTTGATGGAGCAGTACAGCCGGGTGCACATGTCGCCGTCGCTGCGGCGGATGTTGCAGCGGTTGATGTTCTTCGACAGCCGGAATTCGCTGCGCACGCCGGAGGGCGCTTCCAGGATGTTCAGCGTCCACGGGGACGTTGTGAAATCGAAGGTGAGATAGTAGTCGTACAGCTCCTCGACGAGCTGCCAGAACAGGTCCGCCACGCTGTCGTAGTTGATGCCCTTGCGCTTCCACGCGCCTGTGGCGGCGCAGGTGCCCAGCTGCCAGTACACGCGCTTCTGGTGGGCGAGCAGCTTGGTCAGGTAATCCGGGATGGTGCCGTCGTAGTCCGTCTGCAGCGCCACCACGCTGTCCGAGAGCGTGTCGATGGCGTGGAGCAGGCTGAATGACGTGAGCGTGGGCGCGTTGTCGTCCACGTTGGTGACGCGGAATATGCCCGCGGAGCCCTTCGGCGTGAAGAGCTCCACAAAGTCGTGCATGGCCAGCGCCGGCGACATCTCGCGCACCACGGACAATTCGCCGGAGGACGCCTGCCGCCGGTTGATGGTGACGGAATAGCGGGAAGGGTACAGGCGTTCCACCTCGTGGAACGTGGCGGGGTCCAGCCGACGCGGCAGTCTGGTCATGCCCAAAGCCCCCTCACGTACAGATTGCCGGAGCAGCTGGTGCTGGCGTCAAAGGTGATGGTATTTTCGCCGGGGTTCAGCATTATGAGGTCGGCACAGTTCGCCGTGGCAAAGCGGAACAGGCTGTATTCGTAGTTGTACGTGGCCCCGAAGACCCACGTGTTGAACTCGTCCATCTCCAGCCCGATCCTCGCGCCGGACGGCACCTCCATGTTGTCAAAGCTCATGATCTGCGCGCCGCTGTTGGCGTCGATATCAAGCTTTGTGAGCGCGCCGGAGGTCGTGAATACACCCTGCAGCACGCACGGCATGTTGCCGGGGACTGTGATGGTCTGCCGGACATAGCTGCCGGAGATGGGGATTCTCGTCTCCGTCACGTCCTCCCAGTAGGGGCTTTCCGCCGCCTCAAACACCACGGTGTATTCGCCCACGGTGTCCCGCGCGTTGCCCATGGCGGGACGGCCCACGCAGCGCGCGGCCAGGCGCAGGCCCGGCCGGTAGGACACGGTGAGCCGGCCGTCGCGCGCCCAGGCGTTGATCTTGTCCAGCGTGCGGGCGCGCTTTTCCAGGTCGTACAGTTCGCGGATCTGGATGTGCGCGGTCACGCGCCGCCGGATGATCTGGTTGGTCAGCGTGCGCTGGCCGTTGACGGACTCCGGCACGTCTCGGTACATGCGAAAGCCGGGCATTTCCGCGTAGGTGGTGCGATACTCCGGCGGGTCCTCGGTGATCTGCGGGATGAGGATGCCGCTGTCCACCGCGCGCAGGGAGCGCCCGCCGATGGAGATGTCCACCCGCTTCTGTTCGCGCATGCGCTACCTCCTCTCGCTCAGTAAGCCGATTTCAGTGTTGACGTAGGGCGTGACGGCCTCGGCCACGGTGCGGCCGTCCATCACCAGCGTGATGTGCACCATGCCCTTGCCCGTTCCGCCGGGCGCGGCGCTGCTGGCGGCGCTGGCCACGGGGCGGCCTGTGGCGGCGGCCATGCGGCCCACGGCGGCCTCCACGCTGGCCACGCTGTCCTCAATGCCCAGCGCGAAGCCCTCGCCGAAATAGCCGCCCAGCTCCTCGGCCACCTGCGAAGGGCTGTGGATCATCAGCGCGCTGCGGATGATGGCGTTGACGCTGTTGGCCATGTACAGCGCCGCGCGGATGGCGTCGCCGGCGCGGTCGTAGATGCCGTCCGCGAAGCCCACCGCGAAATTCTGGCCCTGCGTGCGCGCCACGCCGGAGGGCGAGTGGATGTCCAGCGCCCCCGCCACGGCGTCCGTCGCGCCCTGGGCCATGGTCTCCGCGGAGGTGGAAACGTCCGCCGCGGAATCGTCGATGCCCTGGGCCATGCCGGCGGAAAAGCTGCCACCCAGCGCCCCGGCTGCGGCCTCGGCCTCGCCCGCGCCGGCGGATGCGGCGTCGATCAGATCCTGTACCGGGGTGTAGCGCCCAGCGCCGCCGGAAGACGTGCCGCCGCCGCCCGTCGCGCCGCCAAAACCGTTGGAGCGGTTGGAAAGGCCGTACTCCGCCAGAAATTCGGATTCCACCGGCGTGCCCTTGACCTGGCTTTCCGGCGATCCGAACAGGTTCGCAAATTCCTGTATGCGCGTTTGGAAGGTCTCCCACGGGTGGGCCAGCGCGTTGATGGCGTCGGCGATGTCCTGAATGGCCCCGGCGACGTCTGAGATCAGCGTTTTGCCGTCCTCCATGGCGGTTTTGAAATCAACGCTGGTCATCCAGTCCGCAAAAGACTGCGCGCTGTCCTTCACCGCGTTCAGCGCGTTCTGGCCTTCCTCGGTTTTCAGAAATTCGTTGAACTGGCCCAGCGCCGTGCTCACGCCGTCGGTGATCGTCGTGAACGCCGGGGCCAGTTCCGCTTCCAGATTGTGGGCGGTGGCTTCGATGCGCGCGTTCATTTCCTGCTGCGCATCGTCCAGGGCGCCCAGCTTGCCGACGTTTTCCTCGGACACCACGGCGTATTCCCTGCCCTTTTCCGCCAGTTCCAGATAGGCCGCGCTGCCCGCCTCAATGAGCGGGTTGAGCTCCTGCGCGCTCTTGCCCAGCAGCTCCATGGCGATCTGATCGCGGCGGGTGGGGCTGTCGATGCGGCCCAGGCCGTCGATGATGTCCCACAGCACCGCGTCCGCCTCGCGCATTTCGCCGGTGGACGTGTCAAGGTTCGGCACGTTCAGCGCGTTCAGGCTTTTCAGAAAGTCGTCGGTCGGTTCGTCCAGCCCGCGCGTCAGCTTTTGCCGGGCCTTGATGATATCGTCCACGCTGGTATCGATAAACCGGCTGGCGTAGTCCCACGACTGCAGCGTCTCCACGTCGATGCCGTACACGCTGGCCTTCGTGGCCAGATCATCCGCCCACTGTGCGCCGCCCATCTCCAGCTGCCACACCGCCGTGGCGGCCTGCTTCGCCGCGTTGAATAGGCCGGTGATGCGGTCCTTCACGTTGCCCAGCACGGTCATCATGTTGGAGAAATCCACGCCCCTGGCGATCTTTTCCAGCGTGTCGCCGTAGTCGCTGGCCGCGCCGGCGGCGTCGTCGAAGGCCGCACCCTGGTCGTCCAGTTCGCCCTCGGCGCGGTTCAGCTCGCCCTGCATGCCGATCAGCGCGGCCTTGGCGGTGTTCAGCTTCGTCTGCCACTGCTGCATGGCCGCGGCGTTCTTCTCCACGCCGTCGGCGGTGAGCTGCTTCACGGCCTGCTCCGCGGCCTTCACGGCCTTTTCCTGCTCCTCAATCTTTTCCCTGAGGATGCGCGCCTTGTCCGCCGCGAACTGCTGCGCGTCGCCGGACGCCTTGAAGGCCGCCTTGGCGACCTTCATCTCGCTGTCCAGCACCTTCATGGATTTGGCGCTGTCGGACAGGGCCTTTTTGAATTTGGCCTCGCCCTCCAGCTCCACCGTCGCCTTGATCTTGCGCTCCGCCGCCACGCGCTCACCTCCCTATAGCAAAACAGGGGCGGAAGCCCCTATTGATTCCCGCGCCTGATGCCGTGCTGCTGGTCGTCGTAGCGCTGCCGCAGCACGTACAGGTCGCAAACCAGTCCGGGCGGCAGCGGGCCCAGCTCCGAAAACGCCAGTCCCGCCACCAGCCCGTAGTGCACCACGGTGCGCCAGCTTATGCGCCCGGCGCGCCGTTTTTTTTAATCTCCTCCAGCACCACGTCCACCTCGGCGTCCGGGTCCTCCGCGTCGGTCTCCATGCGCATGCCCTCGGCGATGGCCTTGGACACGCCGTACAGCGACCGGGCCAGCTCGCCGGGCGTCATGCGCCGCAGCTGCTCGCGTGTGAGCACAGTGCCCGCGCTGTCCGCCAGCGCTGCGATCACCGCCATCAGCTCCTCGCGCTTGTCCTTGCTGTTGATGGCGAAGTCCATTTCACCCACAAAGCGGCCCGTAGACTCCTCGATGGCGTCCATGGCGTTCAGGTCGAATTTCAGCGGCACAGCCGCGCCGTTTACTCTGATCTCAACCATGCGCATCACGTCCCGCTGATGTTGGCCTTGCCTTCCAGCCAGGCGATGGCCGCGGCCTCGGTCTCAAACATCTGCTGTTCGCGGAAGCGCACCACGCCGGTGTTGTCCGTCACCACGCCCATGATGGTGCCGTTCAGCGTGGGCGTGCCCCACTCGATGCTCTCGCCCTTGGTGGCTGCGTTTTCCGAGTTCTCGCCGAACTGGGCCTTGTGGTACCAAAAGCCCTGGTAGCTGGTGACGCCGCTCTTGCGCCGCACGCGGATGTAGCCAAAGCCCACATAGGGCGCGGCCTTGTCCGTGAGCGAATAGGCGTCCGTGGAGCCCACCTTTTCCAGGCCCAGCGCGTAGGCGCGCGCCTCGTCGGCCAGGTCGTCCACGTTCAGCTCCACGCTGCCGCCGGTGACGCCGTTGTCGTTTTCGGAGATGGCGTCGTCCGCGTACAGCGGGTTGTCCGGCCGGTTCCACGTGATGTTCGCGCCAATGGCCTTGGCGATGACCATGCCGGCGGCGTAGGTGATCGCCGAGCCGTAGGTCTCCGCGGTGATCTTAGCCATGACGGGATGGCGAAGTCCGATGTATGCCATGTATGTATCACTCCTTGCTTTGAATCCAGTCGTCAAAGACCTTTTGCATGGCGGGCACCGCGGTCTGCTCCGAAATGGCGTCCGCGTCGTCCACCCAGCGCGTGGCGTTTAACTTGGTGGTGCCGTAGTGCAGTATAAACGCCTTCTCGGCGTTGCGCACGCCCTTGCGGTCGCGGCCCTGGGGGTAGATGTCGATGGCCAGCGCGCCGCCGATGTCCACGGGCTGTTTTGCGTAGCCGATGGACTCCAGCATGTCGCCGGTATCTACCAGATCATTTTCCTCCGCGGCCTGCCGCCACGCCTTTTTGACCTCCTCGGCCCCGGCCTGGAGCATCGCCACGGCCACGGGGCCGGACTCCTCGCCCAGGCGGCGCAGCTCGCGGATGGTTTCGTCCAGGCCGCTCATGTCAAACCGCGCCATGTCAGTATCCCTCGCAGTCGAAGATGTGGTGGATGTAGCCGGTGTCGCGCTCGTAGTCCACCTCGTAGCTGTAGGCCACGCGGGCGTCCGCGTCCAGGGCCTCCCGCAGCCGCCGTTCCACGTCGTCGGATTCGCTCTTGGTGAACCGGTCGATCTGGAACACCCAGCCCTCCTCGTGTTCGTCGTCCGCCAGGCGGGGCAGCAGGCGCACCTCCCGCCACACGGTGTAGGCGTCGCGGCCGCGGCAGGCGCTCTCATAGTGGCCCGCCAACGGGTCCACGGAGATCACCAGCGCCTGAATATCGCCCAGTATCACGGCGTCACCACCTCCAGGCTCAGATCCGTGATGCGCTCGCCGCTCTCCTCGTCCGTGCCGTGCCAGGCGCGGGTCACCTCGTAGGTGGTCAGGAATCCCTCCTCGTCCTGCAGCTCCACGCGGTCGTGGTTGGCGATGCCGCGGTTTTGCAGTATGCGCACGCGCAGATCGGTGCGCACCTCCTCCCGGCTGGGCGTGGGGCGCGCCGGCGCGGTCTCAAAGCTGAGGATGCCGTACCAGCTCCACCAGAACGCCTGATCGGTGAATACCGGCTTGGCGCCGGGCAGCGCGGTGTTGCGCTTGTGGTACACGGTGCAGATGCCGTCGTCAAGGATCACCGGCGGACACCTCCTCCGGGCGGAAGGGCTGCGTCAGCCAGCGCTCACGGCGTCGCAGGCGCAGCCAGTCCGGCATGGATCCGGGCTTGTCCCGGTTCTGATACTGCCAGACGACGAAATCCACCAGAAAAATCAGGTCCTCCGGCCCGTCCGTCAGGTGGATGCCGGTCCTGTCCAGCTCCGCGACGGCCGCGTCCACCCTGGCGGACAGGTATTCCTTCAGCTCATCCGGCGCGGTGGCGCTCAGCCTGTTCAGCCGGGACAGCACCATCCTCAGCGCCGTGGCCTTGGTATCCTGCGTCATGCTGAGCGCCTCCCTTCGTCATCAGGCGTTGGCGGTGTCTTCGGCGAAGGTCACAGCGTTGGCGGATACGGTCGCGCCGTTGATGCCGAACGCCACGAAGGCCTGCGGGATCACCGGCATGCCGTCGTAGCGGGCGACGCCGCGGAACACGGTCTGGTCCTCGATGAAGCGCACGTGCTCGCTCTGGTCGATGACGGTGCCCGCGCGCTCCACCAGCAGATAGGCCTCGCCGTAGCCGGCGATGACCACGTTGTCCGGGATGAAGTCCAGCTCCACGATGTCGCCGCCGATCACCGGCATGGTGCCCGCCATGCCGGTGACCACCGCGCCGGCCGCGTTGAAGTTCATCGCCTCGGACATGTACGTCATGTGCGTGGTCTCGTTCATGGCAAAGAACTTGCCGCCGCTGCCGTACTTTTTCTTCGCCGCGCCGAACGCCTTGAGGGTGCTCTGGAACAGCTTGATGCCGGTGGAGTTGGCCGCGGTGATGCTGGTCACGTTGGTGGTGTGCAGGTCAATCCACGCGGGCGCGGTGGCCGGGTAGTCGTCGGGCGCGGCGGTCTGCACCAGGCGGGTGACGATGCCCTGCGGCATTTTCACGTCGGTGCCGTACAGGATGGCCTTGTCCAGGGCCAGACCGATGGCACGGCCCAGCGCGTAGATGATCTGGGACGCCAGCTGCACGTCATTGTCCGCCAGCAGCGCGTTGCACACGGGGATGTAGCCGCCCACCTTGTAGCCGTCCACCTCCACGCCGGAAAAGCCCAGCGCCAGCTCGTTCAGCTTGGCGCACATCTCGGTCCAGACGGCCTCCGGGATGCTGCCCATGATGGTCTGGCGGGCGCGGCCCGGGACGGACTGCAGGTTCACATAGCGCAGCAGCTTGGAGGACTCCTCCACCACCTCGCGCAGCAGGGGCAACATGATCTCCGGGATGGTCAGCTCGCCGCCGGTGACGGCGCGCTTCTGCGCGGCGTAATCCTTCACGCGCGTCAGAAATCCCTTCATGTCCTCGCGGGCGACAAAGCTGTGGAACGCGTCGCGGGTCATGCCAAAGTAACGGTTGCGGGTATTCATGGGCATATTCGCCTTCCTTTCGCGCCGCCGCTCTTCCTCGGCGGCGGGTACTTCTTCTTCCGGCTGTTCGGCGGTCTGGCCGGGGTGCTCCATGCGCTGGTTCAGCGCGTCCAGCTCCGCCTGCATGCCGTCGATCTCGGCCTGTGCGGCGGCCGCGTCCGCCTCGGTCTGGGCCGCTTCGGCCTCGAAGGCCGCGGTCTCCGCCTCAAATTCGGCCACGGCGGCCTCTACCTCGGCCTTCACGGCCTCCTCGGTGTTGTCGTCGATCTCGTTGATCGCCGCCTCCAGCTCGCTCTCGCGCACCTTGTAGGCGGCCCGCTTCTCGGCCTGTTCGGCCTGCTTGTCCCGCAGCGCCTTCAGCGCGTCGCGCTTCTCCGCGATTTTGCGGGACAGGATCAGCTGTTTGAGTGCCATTGGCTCAACCTCGCTTTCTGCTTTTCCCTCCACGCCTCCGCGGCGCGGCGGCGCAGGTTCTCGTAATCCGCCTTGCGGGCGGTGATCTCGGTATCCCGGTAGGCCGGGAATGTGACGACGGAGACCTCGTACAGCCTGACCTTTTTGATGGTCCAATGCACGCTGCCGTCCGCGCGGACTTCCGTGTCCTCGTCCAGGATGTCGAAGGCGAACGACGCCTGGCTCACGTCGCCGCGCTTCACGCGTGCGTAGGCGTTCATGGCGTCGCTGTCCTCCGGGTTGACCAGGGCGCTGCCCCACAGGCCGCGCTCGTCCACCCGCAGTGTCAGCGTGCCGGCCACGTTGCGGCCCACCACCAGGCGGCTCTCGTGGTCGATCAGGCAGCGGATGTCGTCGTCCAGCGCGCCGTCGAAGGCGTGAGGGTCGATGCTCTCCGTGGCGCCCGGCCACATCTCATAGACGCCGCCGAACACGACGAAATAGCCCTCGATCCGGCGCTCGCCGTTCTCCTCGCGCACCTCAAAGCGGCTGTCAAGCGTCCGCGTCTGCCGCTGCGCTCTCTGCTCCATCCGCATCACCTCCGTTTCCGTTGAGTTTCTTCTGGTCGCCGAGCCTGTCCACGGGGATGTAGTTCTCCAGGCCCAGCAGCTCGTTCATGCGCGGGTCGGGGCTCAGGCCCAGCCAGTCGCGCATTTCGTTGCGGTCCATCGCCATGCGGTCCAGCATTTCCTTGCCCACGTCCATCAGTTCCTTCAGGTCGTAGTTGTACAGGCTGCGCGGGTTGAAGGACCAGTACAGATCCGGCGACCACAGCAGGCCGCTGGTCAGCACCTGCTCGATCTCCTTGGCGATGGCCATCACGTCCGTGGTGACAAACTGCTGCCAGGCGGCCTTATTGTAGTCGCCCACGCCCACAAGGAACGCGGGCACGCCCATCAGCGCGGCGATGGCCCGCTTGTCCAACTCCAGATCGTCCCGGATGGCGAGATCGGCCATGGTCAGCGGCTTGACCTGCTCCACCGAAAACGCCTCGGCGGGGATCAGCCACGGCTGGCCGTTGTCGGAGGCGTCGATGTACTGCGCGCGCAGCTTCGCCCGGCCCTCGGCGCTGGCGAACTCCTCCGTCAGGCCGTCCACCTTCACGATGATCGACGGCGCGGGGCTCTCCTTGAGCGCCTGGCGCGTGGCGTTGCTCTGGCGCAGGCTGCGCACGATGTCCCGCAGCGTCACCGCGAAGCCCATGCCCCGCCAGGGACAGTCCGGATCCGGGTGCAGCTTGAAGTGCAGCACCTCCTCCGGCGAATAGCTTTCGCCGCGGATGATGACCCGGTAGTCGTCCAGGCCCAGCGGCGAGAGCGTCACCTGCGAGGGCGGCACGGGGATCAGCCGGTCCAGATAGCCCTCCCGGTACACGGGCAGCGTGATCTGGTTGCCGTGCTCGATCAGCGTGCGGACCAGCACCGACATGAACTCAAAGCGCGTCATGGTGCGGTTGGGCTGGATGTCCAGCCGCCGGGACAGTTCGTTCTTCTCGCGCACATCGCCGGCCTCCACGTTGCGCATCAGCCGGATCGTCATGGAGGCGATGAGCTTGGCGTACACGCTCACGCACATCTGCACCTCCGGGCACTGCATCACGGGGCGGTAGCCGTCCGCGCACAGCACCTTCCACACGTCCTTCGACGCCAGCGCCACCCGGCCCTCGGCGCTGCGCGCCTGCGCGGGGGCGTCCCGGCCATAGCGCCCGGGGCGGTGTTTCCTGCTCATGGTCAATCACCTCTCTCAGCCTTGCAGCCACTGGGCCGCGCGGTCTTTTTTCTCAAGACACTCCAGCATGCGCACCACCGCGAACACGTCCGCGTCGAACACGTCGATGCGGTGCTCCGGCTGGATCTTCTCGTACTGGATCATGTCGTCGGTCTTTTCGATGGCGCGGACATTGCTCACGCAGTACTCGTAGGGCTCCGCGCCCAGGTAGTACAGCCGGTCGTTCTTCGCGGCCACCTCGATGTGCCGGAAGCCCTCGGACTTTTTGTAAAAGTACTGCGGCTGATCGACAATGGTGAAGCCGGCGCGCTTCATGCCCAGGAAGTATTCCCGGCAGAACTTGCGGTCGTGGCCCACCTGGTGGATCTTGAAGCCCATTTTCTTCATGTCCACGAACCACTTCACCACGCTGGCGTGGTCGTTCGTGGGCGCGTTGCACAGCGTCAGCCAGCCGTCGTCCTGCCAGCCAAAGAGCGGTATGTTGTCCTCGTCGGCCTTTTTCGCCGCCATCACCACCGGGAACCAGCAGTGCGGGATGACGATCTCGATGCCCCTGTACTGCCCGTGCAGGCACGCCGCGGTCAGGTCGTGCAGCTTGGAGAGGTCCGCGCCGCCGTACCAGCTCACCGGCAGCTTCGCCAGAAACTTGATCTTCCGGTCGATGCCCCACCGCGGGTCTATGCCCAGCGCCAGCTCCGCGCGCCCGTTGGAGCGCCGGAACTCGTCCAGGTTGAAGTACGCGCGCATGGACGTGACGAACACGTTGCCCTGCTTGGTGATGTACTCCAGCCGCACCTGCGGGTCGTTGGTGGCCTGCAGCGCGTCCTCCATCAGCTGCTCCGGGCGCTTGGTGACGCCGTAGCTGGGGTTGGCCTTTTTCTGCTGCCACACGTTCGTGATGTCCACGGTGCCGTCCGCGGCCTTGTCCATGCAGCAGATGAATATAAAATAGCTGTCGTCCCGCACCAGCTCCCGCAGCACCTTGCGGCAGTAGTCCAGACGATGAGCGCAGAACCCTGTGGGGTTGTCCCCCGCCGTGGAGATGCCCACCACCAGGCGGTTGCTGTAGGCGCTGGTGGCGTCTTTCAGGATCTGGTACTGCTTCGCGGACTTGTAGGCGTGCATTTCGTCCGCGATGACGAAGTTGGCGTTGAAGCTGTCCTGGGCGTCCGGGTTGGCGGCCAGCGCGTGCATGGCGATGGAGCCGCCGTCCAGTTTGTCGTTTTTCAGGCTGTGCTCGTTGTTGTTGTCGGTGAGCTTCCAGCCGTCCTTCTTCATGGCGGCGTCGCTGTTGCCGTAGAGCGTTTTGATGTTATAGCTCCAGGACTCGAACGTCTCCCGCGCCTGCTTCAGCGCGGCGCCCACCACGTACACCACCGAGCCGCTGGCCCGATCCAGCACCGCCAGCGCGTAGGCCAGCGCCGCCACGAAGAGCGTCTTCCCGTTCTTGCGCGGGATGAATATAAACGCCTCGTTGACCAGCCGCAGATCTGTTCCCCTTTTGTAAAACAGCAGGATGCCGTAGACCACGAATTTCTGCCACGGCTCCAGGATCAGCGGCTTCCCGCGCAGGGGCGTGCCGTCCAGCGCCTGGCCCTGCCGGTGGCGGAACGTGGCCTCGATGATGCCGATCACAAAATCGGCGGCCTCCGGGCGCGCGTCCAGGTCGTCCCGGTCCAGGAATTGCAGGAACCGCCGCGCGGCCAGTATGCGGTCGATGCCGGCGGCGATCTCCCCGCAGGCCACCGCCACGGCGTAGGCCATGACGTCGGCGGCGTACCTGCCGCCCGGCTGCCGCCGGCCCAGCGCTTCACCGGCGGGCGTGAGCACCGCGCCCATGATGACGGGGTGGCGTCTGCACAGCAGCGCGGCCTCCTCGTCGGTCAGCGGCATGCCCGCGGGCGACGTGCGGACGGCTGCCGGGACCTCGGTCATACGACGGACAGCTTGTTCAGCGCCGCCGCGAACGCGGATGTCCCGCCGCCCCTGATGGCCTCCGCGTTGATCTTGCGCAGGGCTGCGGGCGTCAGGCCCAGCTCGCGCTCGTGCTGCAGCGCCTGCGCGTACAGCGACTCGATCTCCGCCAGCAGCGGATTCTTCGCGTAGTTGGTCGCGCCGGCCTGATTGGTGTGCTCCACCACGGGCCGCTCGCCGTCCAGTTTGTATTCCGCCTCGACCTTCTCCAGGCGCAGGTAGATGCGGGCCAGCCGGCGCGCGGGGGTCTCAAATTCGTCCCGCCAGGTGCCCAGCGCCTGGCACTTGCGCCGGATGTCCTTCAGCAGTCCCAGCTCGGTCGTCTTCGCCATCGGTCTCCGCTCCTTTCCGCCCGTTTCTCGGCCGTTTCCGTTCCCTTTTCGCCCTTTTTCCCCCTGTTTCCCCAAATTTCCCGCAGAGAGGGAAGAGCG